GTCATATATGCGTTTGTTACATATTCACGGGGTATACATGTAAATTTATTTTCGGCTTGTGGTCTAAATATAATCATTACCTATATAACGTATAAAAATTACTAATTTGTAAAAACAAAAAAAAAGCACCCGATTAAAGATGCTTTTAATTATAAGTAAATAATAAATTATGCCGTAGGGTCTATTGGGTTTGCATCCGGTGTTATTACTACCGAAGATGCTAAGAAATACGGTGCCGTTTCTTCCATTCCTTCCATCACAATTGTAAATCCTGATAAATCGCCGGCGGCTGCGCCAGTCTGAATTTGGCCACTCACCAATTCCATACCATTTTCTAAACCACATAAAAAGCGATTTGAATAGTAATCTTCAACTATAACGTATGGTCTTGCCACCGCTACGGTTTGAAGTTCTGCTTGTGTTAAAGCATCTAAATAAGTAAGTGTAAGGTTTAAAGTCTGGGTATAAAATGTCGTACCATTATCGCGACTCGATACCACGGCCGTGTCTAATGATGACGTACCCTTGATGTCATACTCATACCAAGTTGGCGGTGTTGCCGCATCTGTAATTGCAGTTACTTCTTTTGTTGTTGGGTCTACCGTTATACTTTCAATAGTTCCAAAGTCTGCAAATAGTACTTTTTTAATACCACCAAAGGCACTTTTGCAAGGTAGTTTTCTACCCGTTGTTAATGTACAAGCCATATTTTTTTTGTTTTATATAAAAAAAGGGTAAGTAGGCAAAACCCACCTACCCTAGTTTTTGATTAATTAATTAATTATGCGTATGAAACGATATCATTGGTTCCGAATTGTACGGCTGCAGAAAAACGCATCACCATACGAATATTAGATGACCCATCCAAATCGCGCATGTCCAAAACTTTAACCTCATTTTGGCTATTCATCAAGCCGCACCCGAAGTATAAATTTGACCTTTGCGCCGCATACATTTTGTCATCTGATAGTCCCGGTGAAACAAATACTTTAACGCCGTTTATCATAAGTGAGCCGTTGTTAAACCAAGTTGTCCCCATATTATTTACACCGTTGTTTGTCATACCGGTAGCGAAACCACCTAATGCCTGAACGTAAAGCTTCGCAGCTTTAGAAGAAACATATACAAAAAGGTCTTCTTTACCATATAGTGTATTAGGAATGGCCGAAACCACCTTGCTCATTTCTTCAATGATATTTACAGATGTTAAAGCAACACCGGCAATAGCTTGTGCCGCCGGAATTTCAGCCGCCGCAACCGCCGCAGCAATTAGTTTTTCAAAACCATCAAAAGAATTTACAGATGCCGCCGCAGTATCACCACGCCAGATATTTTCTTCAGTTGACTGGGCAACCTCGGCCGCCACATGAGCAATTAGAAAATCTGAAAATGTTGGTGGTAAAGTAGTCGCAAGACCAAAGCCCATTTGCTGCGATTCCCAGTCCGAAAGGAAATCATTTGAACACAAATTTAGGTTAACTTGTAAATTTTTTGGCTCAATTATACGCTCAGTAAGTGTGATTGTAGATGTTGGGTCAAAATCACATGTAGCGGTTTTTACTAAAGCATCGGTAGATAACTTTTTCAAAACTTCCTTAAAGCTGATGTTCGATTTAATTGTTAAACCGCCATCATCAATTGTGCTTGCGCTCAAAAGTGCCGCCGCAATGTAAGTGCCTGAAAATTGGCCAGAATAGGTAGTCGTGATATTCGTAGCCGTGGCTAGGTTTACATTTCTTTTGCTTAAACCTACGTTTCTTTTATTCATTTTATTCATTTTTTATTGATTTAATTTGTTTATTACTCTATCTAGTGTTGTATTAAATTTTCCTTTACCAAATTGCACTTGTTGTTTTTGTGTTTTGGTTTCTGGGTTATGTCTTAATGGTTTTCTTGAAGCACTCATTTCTTCTTTTTTCTTGTTATCAGAATAAAGTTTTTTAAGTTCTTCAATTTCTTCTTTTACTTCTTCAATTACCGGTGCAATAACTTCAACAACCGCTTCAATGATTGCTTCAATTTCAGTTACCACTTCTTCAGGTACTTCAGTTACCACTTCTTCAAGATCTTCAGTTGTTTCTTCTTCTTTGGCCGGTACTTCATCCGATACTTCACGAACATCAGCAATTACGCCCTCAGCTTCAACAACTAATAAACGCCCATCTTCGAGTAAATACTCACCTACGGGCATTGCGATTTTTTCTTCATCACTTACAATGAAAATTTCACTATCTTTTTCAAATGATTCGGCGGTCACGATTGTGCCGTTTTCCAATTTAAAAAAGCGTTCTTATTTGATTTAACATTTTTGTTTTTTCCATACTATTTATATAACGATTATTAATTATTTTTTTGCGTTTTTAAACGGTTCTTGTTATTACGCCTATGCCTTGGGCTTGCATAGAGCCATCGCAGCACTCACTTGAATAAGTTGCGGTGTCCCAACATAAACAACCCCTTTGACCGCCGGTAGGCGATGCGTGGCTAGGTATAAAGGTTTTATTTTTGTTGTTTCTATTCATTAAAATTCTTCTATTTGTCTTTTTTGGTCATCAAATCTTTTTTCAAGATCTTCTAGATACTCAATAGTTGCTTTGTGTTCTTCAAAATCTGGATATACTTCTGACACATCAATGCCTAAATCATTTGCCTTGCTTTCAATTTCATTTAAAATATCCATATCACCGGCAACATCTGCTTCTGATACAAATGCTTCTGAATTTTGTATGTAAACCGCTTTTAACAATCCGTATGCTTCTTGCAATAATTCATATTTTTCATCGAACCATTCATCAACCGAATATGATAATCTACCTACTTCTTCTTCTAGGTACTGATATTCATAATTAAAATTGTCAATCAATCCTAATTCTACTTTTTGCGATTTAAGGTCAACTTTATTTGTTGCCAGTTTATCGTATACTCTATCTAATCTACTTTTCATTTTATATTTGGTTTTATAATTGTGGTATTGTTTTCATAATGTCAATTGTATCTTGTAAATCATCAATGTTTTGGTCGTAAACGCCTAGGGCAAAACTACTTTCAGAAAAACCTGTAAATGTCATTGGGTTCATGCCTAATTCTTTTGATACATCTTCAAAATCTATCATTACATCTTCTAAATTTTCTTTGCTTGCTATCCAACTATCATATAAATCTGAAATAGAATTAACTTCATTTTGTAAGTCTATGTATTTCACAACCCAATCATTTAAAACATCATTCATTAAATCCCAATTTTCATTTGATTTTTCCAATGCGTCTTTTAAGTCTTGGGCTTTGTCTAAATTTACATTATGTTTTTTAAAGCTTTGCTTTTTATTTGGTAGTTTAGAGTATACCCTATCAATATTAGTTTTCATTTAATATATTTTTTATTTGGTTTAATAATTGTCCCGACATTTTTTCTTTTTCTTTGTCGTTTGGTGACTCTATTTTATCTGCGAAAAATCCTTCAATACTGAAGCCACGGCATTTCTTAGTTAAAATATATTCTTGCCAAACTTTTTCGTTATTCACCTTAACGCTGCCGACCCACGAACCCACCGGTACGTCTAAACCATACAATGCGGTTTTGTCTTTTACTTTATCTTCGACAATCCAACTTTCAACTAAGGTTAACCCATCAAGGGGCTTCGCATGTTCAAGTGTCGAATTACTTTGGTTGCCATTTTGAAGAAATAATTGTGATGCTTTATTTATTGTTTCTTTGGAAAAAAATATATAATATTCACCATCTTCACCGGTTCTATAAATTGGCTTATCAGGTATTAATAAAGCCCCCATAAGTATACGTTTTTCTTTGTCTACTTCAGCAAGTTTTATTTCTTGATTTTTCAAAGCCACAAAGTCACTTTCGATGGCCGGTGATTCCACAATTGATATTGCTTCGATTCCGGCTTCAAAATCTTCTTCATCTAAAATAAGTTCAATGATCTTCATAAATATATAACGTGTTTAGTTTTTAATTTTGCATTTACCCAATACTTGCCCCCTCGATTATATTGCGTTCAAGTTCTTGGCTTGTGGTAACGTCATTGCTCACAACATAACTTCTTGATGGTCTTTGGCTTTGTCCACCTATTGCATCTGCTAATTGGTTTGTATCACTTTGACCAACCACATTAAAGGCCGGGGGTATGGCCGCACCACCACCACCGCTTGAAGTTGGTACGCTTCCAGTGTTACCTTTACCGCTTGGGTCTATTGATTTAATCGCTGCAATGTTTTTTAAGGCAACCGCACCGGCAAGACCGGCTTGAATAAATGGGTAGGCCGGAAATGCAACGGTAATAGGTGACTTATTAGCCGTTGCAAATGCATTCATAGTTCCTTGTATACCGCTTATTGTTGCG